AGTCGGACGCGCGGCGCATGCGGCAGCCAATGCATTGGCCGCAGGGGATCTCGATTGAGCCGAGGATGTCATGGCGCGATAGCTCCGAAAAGACTACCCCGTCCGGGGTTCGGTAACCCTGAAGGGGGTAGTAGCAGCTCACAGGCGGATTCCGCCGCGCATCGGGGCACCACGCAGGTTGATGCCCTTGGTCTTGCCGACGTTGCGCTTGAACTGCTTTGCCGACTTGTGCTTGTTGACCGGCTGACGGTACACGATGACCTCCTAGTAGGGACCGCCGGAAGACCCGGCGGATCCCATTGTGACACCGGTTAGTGTCACTGGGAACAGTTGACTACAAGGAATGCACTGTTCCCAGGCCCTCGAAGGGGGTGGACGTAGCCTACCCCTTAACCCCGAAAAAAAGCGGCCCCTAGGGGCCGCCGCTGCCCTGCACGGGCAGTCAAGTTGCCGTCTTGACGGGAGGTGACGGCGACGGGACCGGATCGCCTTCTCGCAACACCGGTGCCCCGCTCCGATCCACCTCCGGAGGTTTGGGCACCAGGCCGAGCTCGATCGCACGCGCCCGGTTCTTGTCGTCTTCGACGAACGCCATGAGGCGGCCGGGGTCGTTGTTGAACTCCAGCCGCAGATCCGCCGGGATCGACATGAACGCCTCCTCGGCCTGGCGCACGGTATTCATGGCGCTATGGAAATCCGTGATGCCCGTGAAATCACCAGAGACCGGCATGCGGAAATTCTCAGGCATCTCGCCCGTGAGTCCGAACCGCTCGACGATGGTGTTGATGTCGACTTCGTCCTTGAACTGCTGCTGTGCCATGGATTCCGGGCACTTGATACCAGCCTCGTCGCTAGCCTGGTCGACGTCGTAGTTGTACGCCGACCTCAGAAAAATCACCTTACCAGCTGCCACTTGCGCCTCCACGATTCTTGGGGTTGAACTTGTCCTTCATCTTCCGGTCTTCATCCGAAATCCAGTCGATAGCGCCCTTAGCACTGCTCTCGGCCTTGCCCCGGATATTCTGGTCGATGAAATCATAGCCCGCCTTGGTTACTCGCTGCTTAGCAGCCTCCGAACCGGCGATGCTTGCCTCCGAAACCCGCCGACGAACGTCGGCGCTAAAACCACCTCCTTTGTTCATGGCCTCAAAAATGGCGTGCTTCTGGGCCGAGTCCGAAATCGTGCCCAGGATCGCCTGCTGCGTGTTGTCGGCTTCCGCCTTCTGCTTGGCCGTGCTGGACTCCAGCTGCTTGATCTCGGCCATCTGCTTGGCCGTGTTGGCCTGATTGGTCATCGTCTCCGACTTGATCTTCTCGGTCGTCGCGATGGTCTGATCGATGCCCGCCTGCGTCGACAGCCGCTGCGCAATTGCCTGCTGAGTCTGTGCGCCCTGCAAAGCCGACGAAGCGCCAATAGGCGCCTTCGGCTCCACGTGAGCGAGAGAGCCGCTAGGCGTACTTGCGCCACCCTGAGAGTACGCGAGCATGGGGTTGAGGCCCGCCGCCTCCATGTCCTTGACAGCACGTTGGTAGCTCGTATTGCTCATCTCCTTTTGAAAGCCCATCGTCTCGCGAGCGAGATCGATGTTCTGTTGATTGGCACTCGCCTGATCGCTCCGACCAAGCAAATCGTCTAGACCACTCCCGATGGTCGACCCGAGACCCCCCGTCAAAGGATCCACGAGCTTGCCGAGAGAAGAAAAGATGCCCATCAGAAGTGGTCAATCAGACCCGGCACGGAGTAGAGCGGCATCGGCCGCGCGACCTTCATGTCGAAGAACGAGTCGAAGATGAGTTGCGCGCCGTTGGCCGCTGCACCGACTGCGAGGATGCGGGACAGCGGCGGGTTCTCCTCGATGAACGTCTGACCGAGGCCAGGTACCGACGTGAACTTCTGAGCCAGGTGCCACGCGTCCAGAGTGCCAGCTGAAGTGCTCCGAAACAGGCCAGACACCTGAGAAGGGCTGTAGCGGTACTCCGCCCAGCGCTCTTGATAGCCGAACACGTTGTTGTCGACCGCAGACCCATCGGAGTAGATCTCCTTGTTGAGGATCGCTTGCTCACCGAGCATGGCGAACGCCGGGAAGTAGAAATCGTAGCGCGTGGACCGCGTCCACATCTTGCGAACGCCCTGTTGGTAGGTCAGGTCCGCACGGACGTTGACCAGGCCAATCACGTAGCCGTGCTCCGTGAACGACTGAGAAAAGCCGTGGCCGTGGGCGATGACCGTGCCGATAGCGGCCAGGTTGCCGAGCGGCGTCGTGCCGCCGGTGACGCCGGTGCCGGACGTCTGAGCCACGGGATTCAGGGTGATAGCGGCAGTCCCACCGCCGAGGTACTCCGGACGCTGCAGACGAGCGTCGGGCGAAATCACGCCAAAGTGCGAACGGACGATCTCGGTATAGCGCGTGCCGCCTCGAGCATCGCGCTCAAGCAGCTTCTGAATCTGGAACGACTGGCGGAGCTGGTTGATGGTCGCGGCCGTGGCCGTCGACAGGTCTGCGACCAGGCCGGTGGACGTGGCGCCGGAAGCGCCCCACGTCATCGGGTTGTTGCCCGCGATGGTCTCGGCCGCGTTGCGCGTCAGCGGTGAACCAGCCGCCTGCGCCGAGTTGATGAGAGAACCGGCACCAGCAGCGCCGAAGGCACGCATCAGGAACGTGGCGCCGCTCGAGATCACCGGCGCGGTCGTGCCAAGAGGAATGCTGACTGCCGTGCCGCCCTTCTGCGGCCAGGGCAGGGCCGAGGTGAAGTAGTCGTGGCGCTTGCCGCGCCGACGGAGAACGTAGTCGGCCGTGTTGTCCGGGCCGTCGCCGACGTTGCGAGGAGCCGAAGCGATGAGGTTCTCGTCGCGGAACCACTCGTTGTAGATCAGGTTGTACGCGCGCAGCGGGAGCGCGCTGTGGCTCCACACATTGCCGTTGTTCTGCGGCGTCGTGATCAGGCCGCAGTAGTCCTGCAGGCTCCCGACAGCGTAGCCAGTCGTCGGGTTGCAAACCGGGATGACGTACGAGATCGAATCGCCCGGGTTGTCCTGCTGGCCCATGAACTTGACCCAGTTGGTCCAGACCAGACGGTTGGGCACGAAGAAGAAGAACGAGTCCATGTAGAGGTTGTCCATCACCGGAAAAATCGGCGTGGCCAGCCGCGCAAAGGCGGTCATCTTCACGTTGAACGTGTCGCCGGGAAGGATCTCCTCGACCAACACGGGAATGAGATAGCCAGCGTCGAACGTGGTCTTGTGGGCACGCTGGATGTTGAAAGAAGCGCGCGGGATCTCCGCGCGAGGCACCATTGCGAACTGGTGCGTGTCGACAGAACGATTGCGATGCATCACGTGTGGTCTCCTTGGAAAAAAGGGGGCCGAAGCCCCCGGGGTTAGACGAGCGGGTTCTTGACGTCCTTGCCACGCGCGAGCACGCGCTTGCCGGACGACGGTTCGAAGTACTCGCCGGTTTCATCGTCGAATTCCGCCAGCAGATGCAGCTCGAAATCCTCGCTGTGGTTGTAGAGCTGGTTGTCCTGATGCTGGCGATTGACTTCGTCAGAGAAGGTGCGCAGAGCGGCACCGACGGCCACCGCGTAGAACGGTTGGCCGAACAGTTGCGTGGCCGAGTCACGCACAGAACAAACGATACGACGGGTCATAGGTCATTCCTTTTGAGAGTAGCGACGCGCGCCTGGTGGACTTGATCGCGCACGCGGCGGCGCTCGTCAGTGTTGTCCGCGTGTGCAGCTCGCCCGCGCAGCTCGCGGGCGAATTGGACCTCCTCCAGCTTGGCCTGGTCGGACCGCTTGAGGAGTTTGTCGTAGTAGGCCGGCGGGCGCTTCTTGCTGCCGCCGGCGATAACGAAATCGTGCGGGTAGACGTCACCGCCGAATTTCTTGAACCAGCCGTGGCCGATGCCAGGCCGGAGGCTCATCGCAGCATATTCAGGCTTCCGCCTGGTCAGAACGCCGTCAGCATCGACGGATTCGTAATGCTTCTCGGAATCCCTTCCGAGTTGCTTCTTCATGATGTACCTGGCGCAGTACCCGGCAGTTTCTGCCGTGAGATCTTGAACTGAAGCGCGCCCTAAACCCCACAGTTTGTCCAGAGTGGGCGATGAATAGTAAACCGCACCAGAGGCCGATTTTCCCGCCGGAATACGATCTGAGAAATTAATACCGAAAAGATTGGCGTGGAAGTGAGGCCTCAAATTGAGCGGGCCATATTCGCCACACATGTAATAACGTACCTTGTGGGGGTGAAATTGCTTGCGCAGGCGCTTCAGAAACAGTTGGTAGTCCCTGTGGTCCAGGGTTGCGCCGGGAGGAAGACGATCCCTCGCGTATGTGAGGGTAACGAAGCAGTTCGCCTTGTGCAGCGACGCCTCGTGCATGCAGCGCAATGTCCAGTCGGACGCGCGGCGCATGCGGCAGCCAATGCATTGGCCGCAGGGGATCTCGATTGAGCCGAGGATGTCATGACGCGATAGCTCCGAGAAGACTACCCCGTCCGGGGTTCGGTAACCCTGAAGGGGGTAGTAGCAGCTCACAGGCGGATTCCGCCGCGCATCGGGGCACCCCGCAGGTTGATGCCCTTGGTCTTGCCGACGTTGCGCTTGAACTGCTTCGCCGACTTGTGCTTGTTGACCGGGCGTCGAAACACGATGACCTCCTAGTAGGGACCGCCGGACAGCCCGGCGGATCCCATTGTGACACTGGTTAGTGTCACTGGGAACAGTTGACTACAAGGAATGCACTGTTCCCAGGCCCTCGAAGGGGGTGGACGTAGCCTACCCCTTAACCCCGAAAAAAAGCGGCCCCTAGGGGCCGCCGCTGCCCTGCACGGGCAGTTAAGTTGCCGTCTTGACTGAGGGTGACGGCTGAGGGACCGGGTCGCCTTCTCGCAACACCGGTGCCCCGCTCCGGTCCACCTCCGGCGGCTTGGGCACCAGGCCGAGCTCGATCGCACGCGCCCGGTTCTTGTCGTCTTCGACGAACGCCATGAGACGGCCCGGATCGTTGTTGAACTCCGCGCGCAGCTCCGCCGGGATGGACATGAAAGCCTCTTCGGCCTGGCGGACGGTATTCATGGCGGAATGGAAATCCGTGATACCGGTGAAGTCGCCGGAAACCGGCATGCGGAAATTCTCGGGCATCTCGCCCGTGAGTCCGAACCGATCCACGATGGTGTTGATATCGACCTCGTCTTTGAACTGCTGTTGTGCCATAGATTCAGGGCACTTGATGCCAGCTTCGTCGCTGGCCTGATCGACGTCGTAATTGAACGCCGAACGAAGAAAAATGACCTTACCAGCTTCCACTTGAGCCTCCTGTCTTGCCTTTGCCTTTGATGACGTTGAACTTGTCCGAGAGATTGTCGTCTTCCGCGCCGAGCCAGTCCAGAGCGCGCTTCGCGCTATTGGTGGCCTTGCCGCGGATATTCTGATCGACGAAATCGTAGCCGGACTTGGTAACCCGAGCCTTAGCGGCCTCGGAGCCCGCAATACTCGACTCGGAAACTCGCCGACGAACGTCGGCGCTAAAACCTCCTCCCTTGTTCATGGCCTCGAAGACAGCATGCTTCGTGGCCGAGTCGTTGATGGTGCCGAGAATGGCCTGCTCGGTATTCTGGGCTTCTGCTTGCTGCTTCCTGGTCGAACCTTCCAGGTTCTTGATCTCCGCCATCTGCTTGGCGGTATTCGCCTGGTTGGTCATCGTCTCCGACTTGATCTTCTCCGTCGTCGCGATGGTCTGATCGATGCCAGCCTGCGTCGCCAGACGCTGAGAGATCGCCTGCTGAGTCTGTGCGCCCGGCAGAGCCGTCGAAGCGCCGATAGGCGCCTTCGGCTCCACATGAGCCAGAGAGCCACTAGGCGTGCTTGCGCCGCCTTGAGAGTAAGCGAGCATGGGATTGAGGCCCGCGGCCTCCATGTCCTTGACCGCACGTTGATAACTCGTGTTGCTCATCTCCTTCTGAAAACCCATCGTCTCCCGAGCGAGATCGATGTTGGTCTGATTAGCGCGACCCTGGTCGTTCCGACCCTGAGCGCCGTCCAAGAAGCTGCCGACGGTGGAGCCGACACCGGGCATGCCGGTGAACATATCCACCAGGCCGCCGAGCGAACTGAACATGCCCATGCGACCCCCTAGAAGTGGTCGATCAGGCCCGGCACGGAGTAGAGCGGCATCGGCCGCGCCACCTTCATGTCGAAGAACGAGTCGAAGATGAGCTGGGCGCCGTTGGCCGCTGCGCCGACTGCGAGGATGCGGGACAGCGGCGGGTTCTCCTCGATGAACGTCTGGCCGAGGCCAGGAACCGACGTGAACTTCTGAGCCAAGTGCCACGCGTCCAAGGTGCCAGCAGAAGTGCTGCGAAAGAGGCCAGACACCTGAGAAGGGCTGTAGCGATACTCCGCCCAGCGCTCCTGATAGCCGAACACGTTGTTGTCCACCGCAGACCCATCGGAGTAGATCTCCTTGTTCAGAATGGCCTGCTCGCCGAGCATGGCGAAGGCCGGGAAATAGAAGTCATAGCGAGTGGAGCGCGTCCACATCTTGCGCACGCCCTGCTGGTAGGTCAGATCGGCGCGGACGTTGACCAGGCCGATGACGTAGCCGTGCTCCGTGAAAGACTGAGAGAACCCGTGGCCATGGGCGATGACCGTACCGATGGCGGCCAGGTTGCCGAGCGGCGTCGTGCCGCCGGTGACGCCGGTGCCGGAAGTCTGAGCGACCGGGTTGAGGGTGATGGCCGCGGTGCCACCGCCAAGGTATTCAGGGCGTTGGAGACGTTCGTCGGGAGAAGATACACCGAAAATGTTTTTGACAATTTCGGTGTATCGAGTGCCGCCTCGAGCGTCGAGTTCGTAGAGGTGTTGAAGCGTGACGGATTCGCGGAGCATGTTGAGAGTAGCCGCCGCGGCGTTGGAGAGATCCGCATTGAGTCCCGCGGCGATAGACGCCTGAGGGGAAATCATTTGGATAGTGATGGGCTCGGCGGTTGCGCCGAGAGCATTGGCGGCTTGAACGGCAGAATTGCCGAGAGCTTGAATGACCGCCAAAGAGGCGGGATCATTGGTTCCACCGTTGGGAGTTTGGTCCTGGTAAGGCTGAGCGTAGCCCAGAAAGTTTGAGCCGCCAGAGCCGACGACAGGAGCGAGGCCGCCCAGGGGCAGAAGCACGTCGGGGCCTTTCTGAGGGAACGGAAGAGCGCGAGTGAAATAATCGTCGCGCTTGGCCCGTTTCAAGAGAGTGTAGTCAGAGTAGGTATCGGGGCCTTCATCGAGAGGAACGGGGACGGAATCCTGCAGGTTCTCGTCCCGATACCAAGTGTTCCAGATGAGGTTATAGCCCCGATGCCAAAGAGCAGAGAAAGGCAAGTCGGGAACACCGACGGGGATACCCATGACGTCGGAGATCGTGCCGACGGCGACTCCGACGGAAGCAGGAGCGACGATCTGAGGAATGAGATAGTCGGTGGGGTCGTCGGGGTTGGCCTGTTCGCCGTTCATTTCCTCCCAGAACTCGTAGACGAGACGGTAGGGCACGGCGAAGTAGTGAATGTCGAGAAACATGTTGTCCAAGATGGGTTGTTTGAGCGGAGAGAGAAGGCGGGCGAACATTTCCGCCTTCATGTTGATTGTGTCCCCGGGCAGAGCTTCATCGACGTAGACGGGCATGATGTAGCCCGCATTGAACGTCGTTTTGTGAGCATGAGAACGGTCGAAGGTAGACCGAGGGAGAGCGACGCGAGGGACCTGAGAAAAGCGGTTTGCGTTGTTGACGGAGCGCATGTTATTTCACCTCGGATTGATGAACGACGTAGGCGGCGGCGTTGCCGAGCGGGCGAGGGGAATTGAAGCCCTCGAAGGTTCCGGTGTTGTCGTCGAAGGTTCCGAGTTCACAGATGGTGTAGTCCTCGGGGTGACGGGCGACGGAGGTTTTCGGATCATTGACGAGGTCAGTGAAGATACGGAGAGCGACGCCCGTCGAGACAGCCGAGAACGGCTGATTGTAGATTCCGGATTTTCCGTCGAGGATTGAGAACATTGAGAGT